CGGCTGAACTCAATGCCTTGTCGAACAAACCGGCCACCGGGCAGGCGCTCGATATTGTAATCGACCGGGCAACGCTGCGGATCAAGGACCTGAAGCGCATAGCGCATCGCCCCTGCGGCTCGGCCTTTGATCTCGCGGATCATGAACTCGCCGTTCACCGACGCACTTTTGACCGCCGCCTTGCACTGCAGCCGGAAACTGCGCCGCCCGGTGATGTCGCAGTTTTCGGCCCGCTGCCACCGCCGCCACCACGCTTCAAGCGCCTCGTTGGCCCCACGATCGAGGTCGCCATTGGCATCTCTGGACTGCGCCTGAAGCGCAAAACCACGGTGCCCGACAATGTTCTGATCGCAAAGCCGGACAAACGACTTCATGTAATCGTTCTTCTGTGCCTCCTCGCGGGACCGCGCGACCAGGACACGCTGATTGCGGTCGATGACCTGGTCGGCGGTGAGCGGTGTCGTTGTCCAATTGGAAGTGAGCCTATCGGTCACCGCCGCGTCATACTGACGGGTCGCCCGGATTGGGCGGCTCGGAGCCATGCGCCTGCCAACCTTCGGGATAGAGCTCTCGCGCAGCACCGGCTCCACCTTCGGTTCCTGGCGCGGGGCGTCCGCTGCCCGGTTTGATTTTCCCCGACCGAACATCAGCTCCCGAACCTCACTTTAACCTTCCGGCGGATCAGCTTTTTGTGTCGACCGCCGGAGTTTTGCCTCGCGACCTCGGCCTTGTATTTTGTGCGCAGCAACAGCAAATCAGCGATTGTGGTACGCACAAGCGACCGGCCATTGATGGTGTAGCTCTGCTGGTCTTTGCTGGCGCGGCCCTCGATCACCGCCTCAATCGCAGCCAGGGTGCGTTGCGCGTGGCCGCGGGCGTCATGACCGGCCTCGAGGCTCACAAGGTCGGCTGCGATTGTTGCCTGACCGGCTTCGAGCTCGTGCACATCATCACCGGACGTCGCCCGCAAAGAAACGGCATAAAGACCCGGCACCCATGTCCCGGTGGTCGCGGCTGTTTCAGAAAACACATGCCCGGTACCGGATGCCGCGGCTGTCAGATCGATCGACGCGGGCCCGCGCAGAATGGCGGTCAGCTCCCAATCTGGAGCCGGATAATCGTCTGAGATTACCTCAAATTTCAGGCTGAGACCTGCAGAGATCGAATCGGGGAAATATGTCAGCACAACCGGGCCTCATCTTGGTGCGCCTCCAAGATGCAGTCTCACATACGGTTCTTCCTCTGGCGGTTCCCCGTTGTGGATTTGGGCATGTGCAGGGGACTTGCGCACGCTACAAGTCATTGAAATCTATGACCTGAGGCTAGAGGTCTAATCTGTGATTTTTGCACGCAACGTAACAGCTGACATTCAAGCCTTGCGCAGCGAAGGGCAGGAACGAGCCCTTGGTTTCCCTTTCCAGGCTGATGGCATTATGCGGACGCAGAAATGTTTGCCCCTCAGGATGGGCCCGAAGCCGACCTTGCCGATATCAACACGCGCTGCAACGCAGCTTTCGCCTTCTTTCCATTCTCGGCAGGTGCGCCATCAGCGGATGCTGAGTGACAGCGGCGCTGATTGGCTCAAAGGGTATTCGCAGTCAAGGATGGAAGGTAATTAATGAGGTGTATATTCGCCACCTGTCACTTCAAGAGATGCTGGGCGAAACCTGTGTGCCAAAGTTCGCCCAGAGGACCTTTGACGGCAACCTGCTTTGAGAAGACCAGCCAGAGAGGCTACGCAGGACGGTCACGTTCGTAGTATTGCGTGAACGGGAGCATCCCATTCCCCGCTTCCGCTTATGGCTGTCAGATTCCTGAGCCATACACATCCTCCGAAAGCCTTTCGCCGCCTGCGATAGCAAGGGATCAGATGCCGTGCGGCGTGAAATCCGCGCCGAGATGAATCACAGACAGCTTGGCCAAGCGACCAGAGTCCTGAAGCCGATCAAGCGCCTCTGTCACCGGTGCGACCATCTCAGGTTTGGTTTTAGGTACAACAATCCAGAGCGGCTCCACATAGAGTGGATTGCCTACAATTTTCAGAGGAAACCCTTTGTTTATGAAGGAGAATTCGGCGAAAAATCTGCTCACGATTACATATTCGAAAGGAGAGTCCACTTCAAGGCTTAGATCGTTGAGCATCCGAGTTTCACTGGAGAATTTGTCAACAATTTCGATGTCCGCGTAGGGTGGTTTGCCCTGCGTGTCGTCAGAGAAATAGGCACCCTCCAGAAACTGCCGATAGCTACACGATTTGCACACCCCGATCCGGCTACCATCAATTGTAGGCTCCTGTGCGCCGTCGTCATAGACGCGCCCAACGAGGTTCACGGAATCGAAGACGTAGGGGCCAACGAAGAAAAAAATCTCCCCTCGCGTCGTTATCCGAGACATGGATGCAACCGAAAAGGCCCATTCCTTAGGCCAGTCACCATCTGCGATTTCGAAAAAGCTGACGGGTTTGAGCGCGATCTCAGCGCCCATCTCCTCTGCCAAAGCAAGCGCGACCGCGACATTGAAGCCGTCAAACGTTCCATCCTCCTGCGTGTAAGAGAGCGGCGGGTAGCCTTCCTCAAACGGCACGATCATCTCTTGCCCGAAAGCGCTGCTGACCGAAAAGGTGGCCAGAAAAGCACACATAAATAGCTTCATTCCGAAACCTTCGGGGGCTCATCTGCGCGAAATACCTCTACGCTCTCCCGCGACCAGTCCTTGAGAAGAGAAACAAAAGAACCGAAATAAAATCCGATGATCAGCCCGCCCCAATTGGTTAGCGTCTCGGGGAGCTTTTTCGCGGGCCACCAAATTGGCAGGATCGTAACTACCACGATCACCAGAAGCGCGATAATCGAACTTACAATCACAGTGACGTAGATTACAAAGCGCTTGGTGGACTGATCGAGCCCAACATTGGCCGTCTTGAACCGCTCTTCCATCTCACTGCTCCCCTTGTGTTATCTGCTGCGCCGTCTGGAACATTGCCAGAAGTCGCAAGTCATCGCTCCTCGTCGGGAATGCGAATTTGTCCGAGGTCTTGGCAGCCGTTGCCTCAAACTCACCCCACCCGTTCACAAGTGGCGTTATGGCGGCGGTCTCGGCGACGTAGACTTCCAGAGAGCGCCCATCACCGCGACGGCTCATCTTCTCCAGGCAATCCCCCCACTCAAGTAGGAACGTCCGCTGACTCGACCAATTCATCGCGACCGCATCCGCAAAGCCCAAGGCCGTCCGGTTCGACGCAACCAGAGATTCGCAATCATCCTCGAGACCGTGTAACTTAGAGAGGGTACGAAATACCCTGATTGCAGGCAGCTGAGCGTAGTCCGCAGTGGGTTCCAGTGTATCGATCATTCTTTCCGCGAGCTCTACTGCAGCAGACGACAAGGTCTGGTCGAAACTGACAGGCGCAGAGAGATCCTGTAACGAAACAAGCGTCGCCAGCAGTTCGCTCTGCACCCGCCAGCGCTCCCTAAAGCTCAAGCTTTCAAACCCCCGCAGGGCCCCAAGATCTTCAATGCTATTGAGCTCACCGATCAGATCGAAATACCCGCTCCTCATCGCCTTGCGCGCTGAGGTGATCAGCAACAGGTAATTGTCGAGCTTGGTGTCAATCTCGATTGCATGCCGCGCCGCCGCAGCCGCCCGTTCGAAATCCGCAGGGCCGGGATCGTCGCGGTTGAGCGCGTTGACTGCCTCGCGGCGCGAACCTTCGGCAATTGCAGCCCTGCGGAGCAACTTCAGCGTGATCGGCACCAGTCCAGCATCCCCGGCATCTGCCGGGATGTACTTTCGCCGAACACCGTTGTCATTGAGAAGATATTCACCTGCTTGCACATGGATGAAAGCCCAAGTCCGCCCGATATCGGGCTCGCCGATAAAATTATCGAAATAGTGTCGCCCGCTGGCGAGGTTGATCTCGGGGATGAGCTCAAATATGCGGACGGCCTCTTTGGAATAGACGCTACCCTCAAGAAATTCGATCGTTACAAAGGGAGTCCCAAAGCCTGGCTTGTTTGGCGACGCCGCATCAATGATCTGGCCTTTCAGCTGAAATCCATCAGAAAGCGCAGGCAGTGCCATTAAAGACAAGGCCGCAGCACTGACCACTGCCATCCCGCGCATCAGCCGCAACCACAGCCAAGAACTGTTCCTGTGTTTGTGCGCGTCTGAGAACAGCATTGCTGGCCACTTGAGAGCGAACAACAAAAAAGCGTGTTCGTTTGAACTGGCAGTGGCACTGAGCCCTGAGGTTGTGTTGTGCAGATCGAAGTGCTGGACGAAGACAAGTGTAGCGTCAAGGTTGCCATGAGCAAAAAGGGCATAAGAATCACCGTACTCAAGAAGAAGAAATAAAGATAATGGTGTTGGATAGCACATTTTTAAGATTCGTACAAATCCGTGCGGCTCAATCTTAGAATTCGGGCGTCGCGCAAGGCCAGCAATCGCCTCTGTTCTGGATCGCCTTGAGGTTGCGGTTCAATTTTGTCGCGGATTCGACATGTCGTGATCGCGGCGGCCGCCCTTTCCAGAGCAGCATATTTCTCACCCGTAGCGAATTTCCGCTTCCTGCCCCAATTCACGGGGCCCCGATTTTTCGGCTGGCAATTGCGCATCCGCAGCGAACGGCAAGAAAGTCCGCAGTTTGCCAGTTCATGCGTAGTAAAGTGAACGGCAGCTTCCGTGCAGAATTCATCGCTTTTGCACACCTTCTTAGACTGACAACTGGCACTACCACCCGTCGCCACTCGACCCCTGGGTGCGACCACGGGGACGGCGGGCCCTTCGTCGCCTGGTCTTGCGGGGCTTGGCTTCCTCTTCCTCTGGCGGTTCCTCGGCCTCGGTAGTGTCGTCCGCAGGCCGGAGCCGCTTCAACCGGATCGGTATGTTGGCATCAATGATCTTGAGGGCGGCATAGGCATAGACCCGGCAATCCAGCGCCTCGTTGCGGTCGCGGGTTTTCTTCCACTCGCGGATCGGGAAGCCCCGGACGAAGCGGGTGACCAGGCGTTCGGCAGTGAGTTGGTGAAACCACTCGGGATCTCGGTCGACGGGAACATGGCAATAGCCTTTGCCCGGTGCCTCCTGCTTGAACCGGCGCATGATGATCAGCTTGGCGTCGTTGACCCCAATGGTGAACAATGTCACCGGGCGACCGCGACGGCCTGATCTGGACTTTGACGGTGCCGACGCGATCGGTTTGTCCCATCCCTTGCCGCCTTTGATGGCAAAGATGTTGCGCCGCTGTTTGCCGCGCAGCTGCTCGTAAGCTGCCTGTGTAAGACCACCGGAGCCGCCTGTGTCGACGCAGGTCGCGGCGATCTTCAGCCGCGCGCCGGATTCATGTTCCCAGGTCTGGTCGAGATAGTCAAAGAGCTGATCCCAAACCTCGGGCTTCAGCGGATCACCCCAGAACACCTGATGATCGAGGCTCCAGGTTTCCTCGCCCAATCCCCAGCCAACGCGCTCAAGCTCAAGTCGGTCCTCCTGCATGTCGACGCCGCAGGTCTGCAAACCGACGCTCATCGGTATCTTCTTGTGCACAGGCTCGGCCCGCGCGATCAACTGATCGACCTCGAGCGTTTCGGCCTCTTCCTCCCAGGCCTCGGCGAGCGTGACGTTGACGAACGTCTGGATATCGTTCGCCGCCTTTTTGTCGAGGAACGACTGAACAATGATCTTGAGTTTCACAAAGCAGGAATAAAGGCCGTTAAGGTGATAGGACGCATGGCCCCGGAATGGCTTTTTTGCCTTCCATCCATGGCCGAGACGCTCGGCATTGCGCACCGCATAATAGCGATCTGTGTCGGACCAGACGCATCCGTGGGCCCGGCATTCATAATAGGCGGTCTCGGGCAGATGGTTGCCATCGCTGTCCTTGTCCCATTTCACGTTTGACCACTCGATGGTTTGAACCGCGTTGCAGTGCGGGCAGGCGACATGGAACTGTCGCTGGTCACCTTGATCGTAGGCATGATCGATCCACGAGATCCCGCGCACGGTGGGCGTCGAGATCTCCATCAGCTTGCGCTGGTCGTCAAAGGTGTTGGCCCGCTCCCAAAGCAGCCCGACCGGGTGGCCTTCGGCGGTGCGGTCGTAGCCATCAGTCTCGTCGCATACGATGAACGGGGCCGATCGCCCGCGCTGTGTTTTTGGGGATCCTGACCAGGCGAACATGATGAACCCGCCGGGATAGGATTTCATCCGCGTGTTGTTGACGCCTTTTCGTGCCCGCGGCGGTGCGATCCGGCTCTCGAGATCCGGGTTGGCATCGACCAGCGGGTTGAATTTGGTCGTCAGCCAAGTCTGAAGGTCGCCCTCGGAGGGTTGCATCATGAGCTGCGAGACCGGGTCGTGGACTATTTTGTAGCCCTGGGCGCAAAGCGCGAGCTGGGTTTTGCCGACCTGCGCACCCCATTTCAGGGTGATGCGGTGGCAATCCGGATCCGCAGTCATGTCCAGCGGCTCGCGCTGATAGGGGGCGTTGTCGAAACTGATCAGGCCGGGAATGGCATTGCCGACAGGAATATGAACTGACTGCTCCGCCCACTCGGACGGCTTGAGGTCGGGCGGTGGTGCCAACCCGGCAAGCGCGGCGGTGGCCACCATCAACGCCGCTGTTCCGAAAGGCCAGGACATCAGGTGCCTTTGACCAGGGTCGCAGGATTTGTCGAGGCGAGAACCGTGAGCGCCGCGGCAATCTCGTCCTTGGCAATGAGTTTGATCGATGCCTCTTTCTTTTCGGACTTTGCGCGCGCCGCGATGCGGGTCGGCGCGTTGTTCAGCAGCTTGGCGCGAACTTCAGAGATTACCAGGTCCAGCGCCTCTTTCATTTGCAGGGCATCGACGAGATCGCCGCGCATCTTCGCGGCCTCCATTTCAGCCATGTCGGCCTCGGCTTTGGTCTTGCGGGCTTTTTCGACGTGGTAATCAATGCGATCGTGATCTCCGTCGTCGCCTCGTGGGGCTGCACGGGCTTGAATGTATGCGATATAGCCTTGCACCGATCCGACCAGATCGTAGCGACCGCGTTCGGCTTTCGGGATCACCCCATCCTTTGAAAGCTGCTGAACCCGGCGCTCGGTCACGCGCAACAGCGCAGCGATGGTTTTAACCGGATAGGTGGGGGTGCCCGCGTCTGCCATT